GCTATACACAGCTTAAGTGTGATGGTTCTTATAGAGAAGCTGTAGTATTAAATGGTACAGTTAAATTCTATAGTAGAGCAGGTAAGGAATATTCTAATCCTGTATTAGAGAAAGAGTTACTTGAACTAGGTGATGGTATTTATATGGGAGAGTGGACCATAGGTCCTGCAGATAATCCTAAAGAGAATAGATTCAAAGGTAATGGTAAATTAAATAGTAAGAATCCTCCTTATGAAGATATTTATTTTACTGTATGGGATTATATTGATAACCCTAAACTTGTTCAAGCTAGATATAAAGCTAGATGGGAAGCTCTTAAAGTCTTAGTTCAATATGAAGAACCAAAGCATATTAAACTAGTTCCTACTTATTACTGTAAAGGTCTTGCTGCTTGTAAACAGATAGCTCATATGTTTATGGCTAAAGGTTTAGAAGGAGCTATTATTAAAGACTTTAATTATAAATTCTTTGATGGTACTTCTAAACTACAATATAAAGTAAAACTATGTTTAGATGCTGATATGCGCATTACTGGTTTTACAGAAGGAACTGGTAAAAGAAAACAGTATATAGGTGCTATTGAATTTACTAATGATGAAAAGACTATCATAGGTCAATGTTCAGGTTTTACTGATAAACAGATGATAGAATTTTCTAAGGAACCAAGTAAATATATAGGTAAGGTAATTACAGTAGAATTTAATGATATAATTAAATCTCCTGATAAGCCTACATTTACTTTAAATCATCCTAGATTTGTATCTATTAGAGATGATAAAACAGACACAGATACTTTAGAAAGAGTCTTTGCTATTAAGCATATGACTCTATACAAGTAAGGACCATTAGCTTAGTTGGTTAAAGCAAACGACTCATAATCGTTGGAGCGTAGGTTCGAGCCCTACATGGTTCACCATCTTTTAGGGTATGGTGTAATGGTAACACTATGTTTAAAACATTAATTTATAATAATATTTTATATTCTGGCTTTAAAATAGATGAAAATGGAAACATTTTAAATTGTAAAACTAAAACTATTTATAAAAAATCTATTAGAAAAGCTAATGGATATTTATATGCTTATTTACCTTTAGGTAAACGAGGACATACTAAATGTATTCGTATACATAAAGCCGTAGCAGAAACATTTATTCCTAACCCTAACAATTTACCTTGTGTAAATCATATTGATGAGAATAGACAAAATTGTCATATAGCTAATTTAGAATGGGTTACATCTAAAGAAAATTTTAATAAACATTTAGATAACCATATAAATGAACAACCTAATAATCGAAAACTTTCTTCTAAAGAAATTGAATTTATATATGATAATGTTACTAAGTATTCTCAACGAAAGTTTGCTAAGTTATTAAATGTTAGTAAAACTACTATTCAAAGAATATTAGCAAATAAATCTTATAATAATGTTAAAAAATCTATGGGTATCGTATAAAGGTTATTACACTTGGCTTTGACCCAAGTAATATAGGTTCAATTCCTATTACCCATGCCATAGGTATTATCATGAATATATTTCAAGCTTATCAATATAGAGAAGTAACAGATACTTTAAGAGAAATCATAGATGGACCTTATAAAGGGTATACATTATCTAATAAAGGCAACCTACAGGATAAAGACAATAAAGCTGTACATGTTTATTGTTATAAACATCATCCTACCAGATATATAGCACAAAAAGGTTAAACCATTAGCCTACAGCGTTTAATGTGCTATATCTGGTTAGATGATTTAACTGAATTTGAAGCAACTGCTCCAGAACAAGAATATATCTATAATTACAATTTAACTAAGAGATTTTGGACTAAGTATTCTTATTTAATTTCTAAAGTATATTATAGAGAAATTAAATCTTATTATGTTCCTTTACCTAGACTAATGGGTTTTAACCTTAAGACAGGTAAGATAACAAGAATGAAAATTAGAGATAGAGCAGTATTTGCTTTAGGAGACTTAAGCCTTCCTACTGTTATTGCTGACTTTAAAGCTTTAATGAATAATAAAAGTATTGAAGAACATAAGGATAATACAGTTAAGATTGAAAATGTAGTAGAATTAGCTACTAGATATAAAAATCTATCTGCAGAAAATAAAGATTTATTAGAACAGATAGCCTATTTAACTACTAAACAAAATAATTTAACCAAAGAATTGGCTGAAATTAAAGAAAACTTAGCTTCAATACTCAAATGATAAAACAACTTACCTCTACTGAAATTAAACCTATCAAGGAACAGATACTGCACAGACAGGGTAATAAGTGTGCTATATGTGGTAAAACTATTACCTTAGAAGAAGCAGTATTAGACCACCAACATAAGAATAAAAAATCTGATGCCAATATCATTAATGGTAATGGTTTGGTTCGTGGAGTTCTTTGTAGAGAGTG